TTATTATTATTATTATTATTATTATTATTATTATAATTGTTATAATATGTATTTAAATCTTTAATTGTATTATTTACATAAACATTATCTATTGTGTCTTTTAAATAATTATCACACATTGTATTTATTACATATGTCAATCTTTTTTTGTAATCGTGCATTATTAATTTTATACCGTATATTTTCAAACAATAATTTGAACTGGTTCTACATAAATCTATACATTCTAAATTACTACTTTCTGATAATATTTTTTGATCATCTATTAATGTATTTTTTATTTTTATTTGTGAATTTTTATTTTTTTCAAAATTTTTTGGCCATTCTATTGTTTTATAATTTATTATTTTTAAATGTTTTTTTAATATATCAAATTTATCATTGTTTACTATAACATTATTATCAAAATATTTATCATCTAAACATATTTTTATGAACTCATTGAAATCATTTATTCCATAATTTTTAATCAAAAAAATTATATTATTTTCAATATAATTTACATCGTTGTTTATGTTATCTTCATGTATATACATTGATATAAATTCTAATAATTTTACTATTGTTTCATAACACGAAATATAATCTGAATTATTTATTAAATTTGTATAATTGTAAAATTCTACATTATTTAATATTTTATTTAATATTGATTTATAATAATTAATATTTTCCATTAATAATTATGTGATTATATATATAATATATAATTAATTTTAATTAAAATATTATTTTTATAATAAATTGAAATTATATTAAAATTAAGTTTATATTTTAATATAATATGGGTATTCCTAGTTATTTTAGTTTTTTAATAAGAAATCATAATGAAATTATTGTTAAAACAAATAATAAAATTATATGTCACAATTTTTACTTGGATTCTAATTCTATTATATATAATAATATTCAAAATACTGAATACATTGATGATACATCATTTGAAAATAATTTAATTAAAAATGTTATTAATGATATTTTAAAATATATAGAAATTGTTAATCCAACTAAAAATATATATATTACATTTGATGGTGTACCACCATTAGCTAAAATAAATCAACAAAAAAATAGAAGATATAAAACACAAATACAGAACAAATTATTCAATATTGAACAAAAATGGGATACTTGTAAAATTAGTCCTGGAACTGATTTTATGAATAACTTATCTAAACAAATATATGATTTCTTTAACAATTACAAAAAAAAAGTTAATTACAACATTATGGTTAGTTGTTCTGACAAACCTGGCGAGGGTGAACACAAAATATATGAATTTATTAGAAATAATAATAATCTACATAATAATTTTAATACTGTCATTTATGGTATTGATGCTGATTTAATTATGTTATCTTTGAATCATTTAAAATATTGTAATAAAATATTTTTATACAGAGAAACACCTGAGTTTATTAAAAGTATCGATAATTCTCTTGAATCTAATGAGTGTTATTATTTAAGTATTAATGTTCTAGGTTTACAAATTTACAACTTATTAAATAATAAAAATCCCAACAATAAACTCATCGATTATTCTATTTATTACAATTATTTAATGGATTATGTTTTTCTATGTTTTTTGTGCGGTAATGATTTCTTACCACATTTTCCAAGTATTAATATTAGAACTAATGGTATACATATTTTAACTAATTGTTACAAAAATAATTTGAAAAATAAATTTTTAACTAATAATAATAATATTGTTTGGAAAAATTTAAAAATATTATTTAATCATTTATCATCTAAAGAATATGATTTAATTGAAGAAACTTATAAACATAAAGAAAAATTATCAAAAAATTTAATTATTAAAGAAAATACACTTGAAGAAAAAATTAAAAAATATAATGATACTCCCGTATGGAATAGAAATATTGAAAAATATATTAATATTTTTGAAGATGATTGGGAATATAGATATTATTATAGCTTATTTGATATTGATCATACACAAGAAGATAAGGTTATCAATGTATGTAATAATTATTTAGAAATGTTAGAATGGAATCTTAATTATTATACTTATCAATGTGTTAATTGGTATACATATTATAAATATAATTATCCTCCATTATTAAAGGATTTATATAAAACTATTCCATATTTTGATACTATTTTTGTTGAAAAAAATAATAAACAACCTATTCATGAATATACTTTACTTAGTATTATTCTACCATATAATTCATTATATTTATTACCAAATAATATTAGAGAATTTGTAATAAATAATTTTGATTACAAAGATAATTATGATATTGTTTTTGCATTTTTTAGATATATATGGGAAGGACATATTATATTTGAACATGTTGATATTGACAATATTAATTACAAAATTATTAATTTATTAAACTAGCAAACATATTTCTTATATCATCTATTTTTGAACCTAATACACATTCATCACATATCATTATATTCATATCGTTTTCTTCTCTACCACATTTATATTTCAATATTGCTGGTATTCCATTTAACTGTTTCTTTTTTTTTAATAACCCAAATACATCTAATGTTTCATCTACATCTATTTCCACAAATATTACCTTTTCTTTTAAATTGTTTTTATATTCATTTATATAAGGTTTTATTCTTGTACATGGTCCACACCATGATGCTGTTAAATATAATATTAATGTATATGTATCATCATATTTGGATAATAAATTAACTATTTCATGTAAATCCAAATTAGAATGAATATTACTCATTTATTATAATTTGTAATTTTATATTTAATACAAAATTACAAATTATATATATTATATATATATTTAATAATAATGGAAAATAAATGGGGTAATATATATTGGATTTTTTTACATAATTTTTGTAATAAAATAGATAATAATTATTTTATAAATAACAAAACTATTGTATTAAATACTATTAAATTAATATGTGTTTCTTTACCTTGTGATACATGTTCTCAACATGCAAAACATAGTTTAGAAAAATACAATTATAATAATATTAATAACAAAGAAAATTTACAAAAGTTTTTATTTGATTTTCATAATCATATCAATCATAGATTAAATAAACCTATACAAGATATATCTATATTGAATAAATATAACACTTGTAATTTTCACATATCATATAATAATTATATAAAACTTTTTAATAAATATAACAATAGTACCATTGTGCCTAAACTTATGATGCATAAATTTCATAACAATAATAATTATAATATTATTAAAACTAATATAAATAAAATTTTTTATAATTAATATAAAATATTTATTATATATAATTTAATGGCTAATAATATTGAATTAATTAATATTATTAAAGAATATATTACTACTTGTAGTGAAATTGTAAAAATAAATACTGTTTTGAAAAAACATAAAGAAAAAAAAAAAATTTTAACAAATAAATTAATAAAATTAATGGAAAATTCTGATACTGATTGTTTAGATACTAATAATCAACAAATTATATATAAAGTTAATAAAGTTAAACAGCCTATTAATACTAAATATTTAAATAAAATTTTGTCTGAATATTTTGAAGATAATGCTAATATTGATATTAATCACTTAAATTCATATATTAATGAAAATAGATCTATTACACAAAAACCTGTATTATTATTGAAATATAAATAAATTTTATATTTCCATTATATAAATAATGTTTAGTCCATTTATTAAAAAGATTTTATTTTTTTTGTTTATAACTATTGTTATTTCAACTGCTACTGTTTTTATTGGTAAGTTTTTTGCAATACCTATTTTTTATTATATACATTATATTTTATGGTTATTAACTTTATTCATATTTTTTATTATATTAGGTGATTTTAAAACTAATAAATTTTTACATATTGATGAACAAATCTAAATATTTAACAAATATTTCATAGTCTTATTTTTCAAAATTAAATTTGTATTTTTTAATTTTGAAATTACAATGTTACTTATTTGTTTAAAACTATATTTTAAAAATTGATATTTGTTTGTCTAGATTAAATGTAAAACTATATTTTAAAAATTAAAATTGAAAAATATAAAAATAATAAATATATAATTAATAATGACAATTCAAAAACCATTTATAAAATGGGTAGGTGGAAAAACACAGTTATTAGATGTAATAAAAACAAAAATTCCATCTTCAATGAATAATTATCATGAAATATTTTTGGGAGGAGGTAGTGTATTACTAATGATTTTATCGATGCAAAATGATAATAAGATAAAAATAATAAATAAAGTTTATGCTTATGATATAAATAAAAGTTTAATAAATGTGTATAAACATATTCAAACAAAGAAAGATGAATTATTTACACATATTACAAATTATATAAACACATATGATTCTTTGAAGGGAAAAGAGATTAATAGGAATCCAAAAACATTAGATGAAGCAAAAACATCAAAAGAAAGTTATTATTATTGGGTTCGTAATATTTTCAATACTATGGATGAAAAAGATAGTGTAGAGTATTCAGCAATTTTCATGTTTTTGAATAAGACATGTTTTCGAGGAATGTATAGAGAAGGACCAAATGGATATAATGTTCCATATGGTCATTATAAAAAAACACCAACAATTATTACAAAAGAAGAATTAGATAATGTTAGTGAATTAATAAAGAATGTAGAATTTGTACATAGTGATTTTAAAGAATCAATAAAAAATGTAGAAGAAGGTGATTTTGTATATTTAGACCCTCCTTATGCACCAGAAACAAATAAATCATTTGTAAATTATGTAAATGATGGCTTTGATTCAAAGATGCATAAAAGTTTATTTGATGAAATATTGAAATTGGATGAAAAAAAAGCTAAGTTCTTAATGAGTAATTCAAAGGTGACTATGGTAATAGAAAAATTCAAGGATTATAATTGTGAAGATATAATTGCGCGCAGGGCAATAAATTCTAAAAAGCCAGAGTCAACTACTACTGAGGTTCTGATTCAGAATTAATTTGAGACACCAAATCACTAAATTTGACATATTCAATGTCCAGGGATTTGGCTAGGTCAAGGAATTTTTTTTTAGATGGACAGACTTCGCCAAATATTTTAATATTTCCATAAGTAAGTTCATGTTCTTGATATGCAACACAAACGATTTTGAGTGGTTTTCCATACAATTCAGGAATGTCACTATATTTGTATGGAACTCCAAGGACTTTTTCACCCGCCGTTCCACTAGTAGTCCAATTTCTGGTCTTAACTTCATAAATATACTTGTCGGTTTCCCAATCAGGAGAATATCCATTTTTGGTCTCAGGTTTTCTTGGATTCTCTCCGAGTTTTTTGAGAGTTTCAAAGACGATGCCTTCACCAACTAGGGTAGTCCAATTACTGTTGTTTTTTTGACCGATGATTTGGTTGCCCCATATTTTTTCAGTTTTTTGTGCAATCTCTCTTTGCTTGCTTACTGTTAATTCAGGGGTTTTCTTAATGTCGTATGTGAGTCCATTTTTGAAAGGAGTAGTAGCCCAAGAGACAATTTCTTGGTATGAATCGGTGATAGTCATTGTTCTAGCAATTTTGGAGGGTGGTTTGTACATGTATATATAAGAAAATATTAAATCAATTTTTTTTCTAAATATCAAGAAAAAAATATATAAAAACCTTATTATATGTAATTTATTTATTACCATTATTTAAATTTTTGAATTAATTAATTTATTTATTACCATTATTTCAATTTATATTTGTATAATAAGATAATGATTAATTTTAATTTTTAAAATTGATATATATTTTATATATGTATGTACAATAATATAATTATTATGCAATTTGATAATCTACACCAATCTTATATATTAGGACCATCTACTATTTGGCTTATTTATCCTATTATTAACGATACTTATAATATTATTAAATCAAATGATATTATAATTGTCAAAAAAATTATAATTTGTAATATTTTTATGGTTACTATTGCTTCTCTTTTCAATTGGTATTTTTTGAATAAAAATAAATTATGTAATTATATTGATTCATTACTTGCTAAATCTCTATTTTGTATTATGATTTATTATCACATTTGTTATTCTAATTATCATTATATTATTCAAATTATTATTCCTATTATTATTATTATATTTTACTATTCCGGTAAACCATTTAGACATATGAATTATATTTTAATTGATACTTTATGTCATTATACATTTAGATTTATTGGATATTGGTGGGTATTTTTAGCATTTTATCATGATATTTTACATAATAGTTATCTTTATTTTGTATATGTATTTATTATAAATACTCTTATTTATTATCTACATATTTTATATTTGATTATTTATTTTAAATATTACTGCAAAAATTTTGTTATTAATTTATATTCTTATCTTTATGGATGTATTTATATTATTAATCTTATTATTATAAATCACCTTATTATATGTAATTTATTTATTACCATTATTTGAAATTTTTGATTAATTAATTAATTTATATAACCATTTTTCAGCTAGCCAGTTTTTCTAATATTTTACCACTTTTTATTAGTAATTGTTAGCCATTTTTTTTTTAGGTAACATTATTTAACAATTATATATTTATTTATAATTGTATTATCATATAATAAATATATGTGTTTTTATTATATTGGAAAAGTGGCATTTTTGTTAGTAAAAATTAGTAAAAATTAGTAAAAATTAGTAAAAATTAGTAAAAATTAGTAAAAGTGGTAAAAAGTGGTGAAAATATGCCAATTTTGTTAGTCAAAATTACTCTAAAAGTGGGAAGGTCTATTTTTTCAAGTTTACAAAATTTTAAAAATATTTTTTTTGCATTTTAATAGTATTTAACATATGTTAATTTATAATCACTACTTTTATGAGTTGACATTACATAATTGTCAGTTCATAACAAAATTGAAATAAATAATTATAAAATAACATCTATTAAATACTATTAAAAACGACATTCTATACAACTTAAAGAAAGACTATTCATAATGACTAGTGACACAATGGAAAAACTTACAGATAACTTTTATAAATTAGATGTTATAGAACATGAAAGAAATGAGATTTTAGAAAAAAAAAATAAATATTTATCGGCTAAAAAAAATATACTTACAAATAATAAAAATATAGGAGAAAAAGATGAAGGTTTATCATTATTATATATATATCATATTAATGAAATGAATGATTTTGATAAATTAATAGAGATATTTGGAGAAGAAGCATCCGAAGGTATCAGCATTCTTGATATAGATACTGATGATGAAATAGTCGATATAAATAAATTATCAAAAAAGGCACCAAGTGGTTACAAAGCTGATTGTAAAATAAAAATAAAAAAAACAAATAATGTATATAGTATAAGTATAAAAAGTAAAAATGGAGCAAATCCATCTATATTAAATCACACTGCTAGAAACGCAAAAATATTCCAGGAGAACGGTATATTAAATAATATGGTATATTGTTTGGATAAAATAATTCAAGAATATAATGATAAAAGAAAAAAAAAAATAATCGGTGAAGATATACCAATTAGTGTATTGACGTGTTTAAACAATGACAATTCATTAAAGGAAAAATTTTTAGAAGTTTTATCATACTTTGTTTTTGATGGTTCTGGTAAAGGATATAGTAAGTGTAAAGCAGATGCTATAATGACTTATAAAAGTGATAAAATAATTTTTAAAAAATGCGATAATATACAAAATAAAAAAGAATATATTGAATCTATTTATGATAAAATAGTTATATCATTGAGAGATAAAGGTATGCCAAAAGTAATTAATGAATATTGTAAACCATGGGTATTTGATCACATCAAACCTGATGGTTCAATTAAATATAAAGGGAGTTTACACATTAGAATTAAATGAAGTATGTTTTATTATCTGTTTTCCAATAATTTCAGTAAATATAGTTGGTATTGTATTACCAAGCATTTTCCATTTTTCATTATCTTTTCCTACAAAATCATAATTATTAAATCCCTGTAACTTTAATCCATCATCAACTGTCAACCTATATTCTTTATCATCCACCCAATAACCATCCCAATTATGTCTATCATCAATTGATGAATTTTTTCCACCACATCTTAGAGTATAAGCAATATCTTTTTTAAAGTTTTTTCCAAGATAATCACTAAGTGTAGTATTTTTTTTATACTTATCAAGTTTAAAAAAATTATCCAAATCATTCACTTCAATATTTTTAAATCCAACTATAAATAATCTTTTTCTCATTTGCGGGATTCCATAATCGCTACATTTTAGAACCTTATAAACAACTTTATATTCTTCCTTTTCTAATTCTTCTTTAATTTTAGCAAAACTTTTACCTTTATCATGATTCAAAAGAGCTTGGACATTTTCTAATATTACAACTTTTGGTATATTTGTTTTCACGAATCTCATTACTTGTGAAAACATAGTTCCTCTACTATCCATAAATCCTTGATGATGTCCTGCTTGTGAGAATGGCTGACATGGAAACCCAGCACATAGAATATCGTATTGTTCAATACTGGATGGTTCAATATCACAAATATCACCTAAAATATCTATATTATAATTTTGTTTATAATTTTCTTTTGCTGGTTTATAAATATCACAGGCCATAACACATTTGAATCCTAACTTTTTAAATGAATAATGAAATGAACCCATTCCGCAAAATAAATCAATATATTTAACTTTTTTTATTTGGTTTTCTGGCGATTGGATAGTGTCTGTATTTACCTTTTCATTTTCACCTATCGATTTTTTATTATTTAGATTATTTAATTTTTCTTCAACAACTTTATCTAACATCTCTTTTACTTTACTTTCAACTACACAGGGGTTTTTTTTATTTAAATGTTTTATATAATGTCCTTTTTGACTAAATTCTTTTCCGCATTTTTCACAACTATAAATAACCATTTTTAGTTATATAATATATATTTATTTTATTTTTAAATCAATTTTTATTTTATGAATATTTTTTTATGAAAAAGTTTTATGTACATAATCAAGCTGCCACAAAGTGGCAAAAAGTGGCAAATCACTGCTTAATTTTTAACACATTTTATTACCATAAATTGGTTTTTATAGACATAATACATACATTTGTTATCATATATCATTTTGCCACTTTTTTGCCACTTTTTGTTAGTCGTTTGTTAGTCGTTTTTTTAATGATAATAAAAATTGAAAAAAAAATATAAATTACAGATGTAAAAAGATTACAATAATATATTTTAAAATAAAAAATTAAATTTTAACAAATTTGTTAGTCGTTTGTTAGTCGTTTGTTAGTCTAAATTTTGAATGTCCATTTTTGAAAATTTGAAAAAAAAAAAATCACATTTTTTTCACATTTTTTTTTCTTACCATATATGATAAGAATTTTGAAATTCTTAAAAAAGTAAAAAAAAAATTTAATTTTCAAAAGTATTTTATAGAATTAAAAAATGGACATTTTTTTTATGTCCAATTCTATAAAATTTGAGAATCTTTTTTTTACTTTTTTTTTGCACTTTTTTTAGGGTATATTTTTCCTTATCATATATGGTAACAAAAATAAAAACCTTAAAAATCGGGTTTTTTTATTTTCTTTAAGTTCAATTTTAATATATTTATTATTTATAAATATTGTACAAATAAGAGCGAGCCACTATATTGTACATAATTTGTTATTATAAATTAGTACAAATAAGAGCTTATTAGTGTATTGTACAAATATTTAATAATATATTCATAAAAAATATTATAAAAAATTAAGATTAAATATAATATTTTAAAATAAATATGGTAATAATAATAATTTTATAATATTTTTTATAAAT